GTCTTGTTGTCCGTCCCCCCATGGTTTAAACCAATTTAATCCCTCTTTTTTTATTGAACCAAAAAATAATACTTTGATTTTGTTTCCATCTAATTTAATACATTTTGTTATGCCACACTATGAAAATAATGATAGAATTTCATTAGCTTTTAATATAGATATAGACCATGGCTAAGAGAACATTTAAACATTTTACTCCTAGACCAAAACCAAGAAAAAGACCAAGAAGACACAAGAAGTCACTTTCAAAATCAGAGAAAAGAAGTTACAAAAAATATCATAGACAAGGAAGACCACAGTGAAAATTTATGATAATTTTTACGATTCAAAATTTATAATGGATGCAGCTAGTTATTTAGCTCAAGCTAATATCTGGTCTGCGGATAATGTAGCAAATAGATACTCACATCCATACGGACACAGAGGAACTCATATTATTTTGGGTCATAGAATTTTTACAAAAGCAAACAATCATTACACGCAGGATAAAATTTTATTTGATATTGGTATTGAGATTTTTAAAGGTATTGAAAAATTAAAAGAGTCACAATTAAATTTATTAGAAATAACTGCTAATTTACAATTCAAAGGAATGAATGGTACTTTCCATAAAGATGGATCTGATGATCAAACAGCTTACATACTTATGCTAACTAATGAATTTTTAGGAGATGACGTAGGCGGTAAATTTATAAACGACACTGAAAAAAAAGAAATCGATTTTAAAAATGGCAGACTTATTGAATTTAATGCTAATGATTTGCATAAGGCAAATAGTTTTAACCTTGATAATGCACTCAGATTTAGTATAAAGATAGTCATCGGAGGAAACAATGAACGATATACCAAGAATACCAGCTGAAGCAAAAGAAATTATAAAACACAAAAGAACAGGAAAAGTATATGATACCAAAGCTGATTTTGATGCTGATGTTGCTGATCCCAATACTGATACTACTGAGAATGATTTTAGACAAGACTTAGAAATTACTGTTACAAGAGCAGGTTCTATAGGGGCTAAAACTAAAGAATGATTTTAAATCAAATTGATGGATTCTTTCCGAGGTTAGATCAAATTCTTCCTGAGATAAAAAAAATTCCATTGTATACTAATGATGAATATTTAAAAAAATATAAAGATCATTATTTTTGGCCTGGACAAAGAAGTGGTAATTTTGCAGACTCTAACCCTATTTTTTGGAATTATATTAATGAACTCCTAGTTAGAAGAGATCTTTTAAAACAGGGTGAATGGAATATATCCTCACAAATACATCTAAGATTAGAACAAGACAGCACTGATGATTATATTCATAAAGATGAATGTATTTATTCTATTTTAGTTTATTTATCCGATACAAATTATGAATCAGGCACATACCTATATGATGAAAATAAAAACGTAATTAATGATATAAAATTTGTGCAAAATAGATTAATTATGTTTAGTAGTAAATATAATCATTCAGCTTACGGACATCACGGCACTGATATAAACAACGGTAGATTAACACTTAACTTATTTATAAGACATGAAACCTAGAGGCGCAACCGAACTTCAACATGAATTACTAGAAAAGTATGTGTCTAAAGATTTATTAGATCAATTTCAAATCTGCACATCAATTCCCGGTAAAGTACCAATAGATCCAAATAAAATTAATATACTTTGGCAAAAGAATTCTTGGGATCAACCTAATTTCCAATGGTTTTTTAGAGATAAAACAAAACATAATGATTATGATTGGTATGTTTTTAATTCACATTGGAACTATGAAAAGTTTAGATATTTTTTTCAAATTCCTGAAGATAAATGTATCGTTATTAAGAACGGTGCTAGTCATTTTCCTAAAAGAAAAGTATATAAAAAAGGAGATCCTCTAAAGATTATTCATCATTGTACTCCTTGGAGAGGATTGAATGTTTTATTATTGGCTATGCAATATGTAAGGAATCCAAACATTACACTAGATGTGTACAGTTCAAATGAAGTATACGGATCTGAATTTGCAGATAGGGTAAATAAAGATACTAAAGATTTAATAGAACAAGCTAAAAAATTACCAAATGTAAATTACATAGGTCACAAACCAAATGAATATATATTAGAACATATGTCTGATTATGATTTATTTGTATACCCATCTATATTTGAAGAAACATTTTGTGCCTCAGCTTTAGAAGCACTTGCTGCAGGACTTCACGTAATTACTACAAACTTTGGAGCACTACCAGAAACTTGTGCTGAATGGCCTGTGTATGTAAATTATTCTAAAAATTTTGAGTTACTCGCCACAAGTGTTGCTGGTGCGATTGATATAGCAAGTCAATATCTTCATACCGATACAATACAAAATCATTTAGAAGAACAACAAAAATATTATAAAAACTTTTATAGTTGGGATAAAAAAGCTATAGAATGGGAAAACTTTTTGAAAGGAGCCATAAGTGTCAAGCAGTAAATACGTTAATGAAGATACCTATCAAACATTACAAGAGGTAAATATAGAAACACAATCTGATTTTGAAAAAGCAGTAGAGCCTCTTTGGAAAGAAAACAAAGATCAATACAAAAAATTTGAAATATTTGTAGCTACGCCAGTGCATAGTGAAGTTTCTATTCACTACACTCAAGCTTTAATTGAGTTTCAACAAGAGTGTTTTCAAAAAAAACTGAAAGTATCTTTTCATTTAATTAAATCATCTTTAGTCACACAAGGAAGAAATTTATCTGTTGCTGGCTTTTTAGGTTCAAAGGCAACGCATTTATTATTTATTGATTCTGATATTTATTTTCAAGGTAAATCAATATTTACTATGCTTAAAGCTGACAAAGATATTATTTCTGTGCCATACCCACTTAAAACTTTGATGTGGGATAAGGCTTTTGAAAAAATGCAACAGGGTAAAATTAAAACACCCGATGATATTAGAAAATCCTTACATACATATCCAATGAAAGTCCCTGATCCAAACGATATAAAATTAACTAAAGGTGTTATGGAGGTAACAGACTCTCCAACAGGATGTATGCTAATAAAAAGAGAAGTAATAGAAAAGATGATAGAAAAATATCCTGACAAAGAGATAGTTCAAAAGACAGTAATTAATGGAAAATTTGTAAATAAACCAAATATGTGGAATTTTTTCGATACGCTACATGACCCCAAAGAGAAGACCTATAATGGTGAGGATTTTGCTTTTTGTAAGTTATGGAGAGACTTAGGTGGTAAATGCCATGCTTATGTGAATGATTCTATTGTGCACATTGGCGAGCATCAATATCACGGCAGGTTTTATGATGAGTTGATATCAGCCAAGTAAAATGGTATTATTAAAGACTTAAGATCTTAAAAGGAGAATTTAATAGTGATACAATTTTTACCCTACGCATTAGCAGCATATGGAGGTTACAGAGGATACAAAGATTCAAAGGATCAAGGTATTGGTGGTATAAACAGACTTTTAAACACAGCAGTTGGGGCATATGCAGGTTATAATTTAGGGCAAACGGGAGGGTTTGCAAAAAGCGCAGGATTTGGAAATCCAGCATCAGCAAATTTTGTTCCTACTTTTTCAAATTTACCAGGTATATCAACACTACCTGGCATGTCACGATTCAGCACTCCACCTGTTCCAAGAGTCAATCCATTACCAGGAGATGATATTGGTACAGTCTCTAGAGCTGAAGAAATACAAAAATTACAAAGTAAGGATAGAGGCATCTTAGATATTCTTACTAGAAAAGAAGATGGTGAGTATGATCCAATAAAAATCGCTGCACTTGCAGGAGGTATACCGTTTGCAATGGGTGCATTTGATAATCAACCAACAGATATTTTTATGCCTGGCTATAATGTAAATTATTTAGATTTAAGAGAACAACGACCGTCTTATACATACATAGATCCCACAACTGGACAGGAAAAAGCATATGAAAAAATTTATGCACCAGAGGAAGCAGCTAAAAATGAAAGACGTATGGGTCCATATTCTATTAACCAACAAAGACTTAAAACTGGTGGACTAGCAGAAATCAAAAAATTTAATGAGGGAGGTATAAATTATCTTCCATCAAAAATGACCCACGATGAAAACGACTCTAATAATTATGTTAGAGCAACAGGATACGTTGAAGATGGAGCAGGCGTAGGAGATAAAGACGAGGATACAATGTTAGCTCAATTAGCAGACGGAGAGTTTGTAACAAGAGCAGATGGAGTATTAGGTGCTGGAATCATAGCTGGAGCAAATCCAAGTAGCATGAAAGACATGCGAGAAAAAGGTGCCCAATATTTCTATGAACAACAAAGAAGATACAAACGTGTATTTGATTTAATCAAGGATAGAAATGGCATCAGCAAACAAAAAACGAATTAAACCTCTTGTAAGCATTCTACCTCTTGAACCAAAAGATATAGAAACTTTTTGGCCACTTGCAGAATTTATGGTGACGGAAGCGTTAGCTTATTCAGGAAAATATGCAGATGCAAAATGGGTACACGATGAATTAAAAAAAGATCTTATGCAATGTTGGATTATGTTTGGTTCGGATGAGGACGAAGAAAACAAAGTATTTGGTATATGTATTGGAAGAATAGGTGTATTGCCTAACTTCAATCAATATGAGATTGTTATATGCACAGGTAAAAGAAGAGATTTATGGGAAGATAATTTAGTTAAAACAATTACTGATTTTGCCTTAGTAAATAGTTGTAAAAGATTAAGCATTATGGCTAGACCTGGTTGGGAAAGAGTGTCAAAACAATGGGGTTGGAAAAAGAAACATGTACAATTAGAGAAATGGATAGGATAAAATTATGAGTTTTTTTGGAGGAGGAAGATCATCACAACCAGCTACACCTTCACAGCAAACACAGTTTGTTAGAGAAGCCCCTGGTATAGAAGAGAGAAAAATTGAATTGATGGATATTGCTCGTCAAGTGGCGCAGCAACCAATTAACTTACCTGCAATTCAAACTGCTGGCTTAGGTGCTTTAGAGCAACAAGGAATGACAGCAGCAGGGCAAACTGGTGTTGGTGCTCCAACAGTCCAAAGTGGAATTAATCAAGTAACAAGTGCTGCAGCCCCAATAGGTTCAGCGCAAATAAATCAATTTTTAAATCCTTATCAACAATATGTTACTAACGAGATTGCAAGACAATCTGGTATTATGTCTAATCAGATTGCAGCAAACGCTGTGGGTGCAGGAGCCTTTGGTGGCGGTAGAGAAGGTGTCCAACAAGCAGAATTACAAAATAGAACCTTAGATGCAATGGGTAGAGCTCAAGCGCAAGGTTTCAATACAGCTTTAGGTGCAGCTCAAAGACAACAAGCAGTTGGATTACAAGCAGGTCAACAGTTAGGTCAATTAGGATTAGGCCAACAACAAATGGCTCAAGGTGACATAAATCAATTATTCGCAGCAGGCGGTGTTCAAAGACAACTTGCTCAACAGGCATTGGATGCACAAAGACAAACTACTTTACAACAACAATTCGAGCCTTTCCAAAGAGCAGAATTTTTAGCTAACTTATACGCAGCAGGTCCTAAATCACAATCAGCAGTTACTTTAGGAACAGCCCCTAGCACAAGTCCTCTTGCACAAGCAGTGGGTACAGGTATAGGTGCTTTCGCTGCTTATCAGGGTGTAAATCAAAATCAAACTAATTAGGAGGTCTATGTCCATAAACAAAGTTTTAAATAGACCAATGTTTAGAAGAGAGGCTTTGAAAAAAGGTCATCTTCAACCGCTCACAGCTAATACTGGAAGAATGATAGGCCCTATGAGACCACCAGTTCCTGCTTTGATACCTCAAAATACAAGAGGGACAATGGTTGGGCCGTCTTATAATAATGCACTAGCCTTGAGAGCTCAACCAAACTTTATGGAGAGAATGGGATCTAGAGCAAGAAGCTTTGGTAGAGGAGTATTTAGTCTACCTGCAATTGGTGGTTTTTATGCTGGAGATAAAGTGGCTCAAGGATTAGGAATAGAAGATCCCTTAGGAAGAGGAGCTTTTGGTTTAGGAGGATCTTATGTAGCTACAAGAGCGTTACCTGCTCTTGCTGGAATTGGAATGATTCCTAGTGCGGTAGGATTAGCTGGAATTGCTGGAATACAAAATAGAATACAAGCAGGCATAGAGGAGAGAAGAAGAATTAATGCAATGTCACCAAGACAAAGAACAGATTTCGAAAGACAAAACAGATTAAAAGCAACAGATTACATGAGTGAGGGTGTGAGTGACCAAGATATTTTTGGTAGATTTGATCCAAAAACACTAGATGATATTGTAAAAACAGATACAGAAACAAAATTAAAAAGAACAGGCAAAAGAGGACAAACTTCACCAGAATCTAAAGTAGCTGACATTGCCACGGAGCCACAAAATATAACTAAATTTGGTAAAAAAAATGTAATTGATACAGCAAAGATTGCTGAAAATGCAATTGGACCAAATCCAAATATTAATTTTCCAATGCAACCGGACACCGGAACAAACTTAGTTGCAGAAAAAACAGAGGAAGACAAAGAAACAAAACCTGCACCATCTAAAAATAATACTAAAGCTGATGAAGATGCAGTAGCTGCAACATCTCCTTTTGCTGAACAAATAAATTTAGCTAGACAAATAGCAAAAGAAATGAGAACAGGAAAAACTTCAAATGCAAATTTAGTATTCTTAACTAATTTAGCA